GAACCTACGCGGCGAAAGACCGTTGGCATATCGCAGACCTCAACCCGCCCTCCCCCGCAGATCCATGCGTCAAGGAAGTCCTGCAAGTCCAAGACAGCGTCTTTAGCCATTGGACTTGCGCGGACAATCCCGCCCTGACCCCGGAACGCCTAAAGGAAATCGAAACCGCTTGTCGCAAAAGCCCTTTTTTGTACAAACGTGACTGGTTGGGTGAGCGGTGTATCCCGGAGGGCGTGATTTACTGGATGTTTGCCCCGGAGCGGCACATCCTTGCAAAGATCCCCGATGGACTGACTGTTTGCGAGGCGTTTGTGGCGGGTGACGGCGGCACAACGGATGCAACCTCCATCGGGTTCTACCTTGTTGCACATGAAAACGTGGGCATTATGGCAAGGCCGCGCCATTACAGGCTGTTCCGCGTTGGGAACTGGTATTACAACGGCGGTCAGATGGCAATGTCGGATCAGGCGCGGCACATTGTCGGGGAGTTCATCCCCTATATGCGGCAGAAGTACAACATCCGGGAAAGCAGTATTTTCATTGACCCGGCCTGTAAAGCCCTCAGGCTTGAAATTGAGAAACTGGGCTTGCCGACCACAGGCGCGGACAACAACGCGCATGACATCCGGGGAACCTCCAAGGGGCTGATGGTTGGCGTGGAGATGTTGCAAAGCGGCATTTCGGACGGAAGGTTCTTCCTTGTGGAAGATCCGAAATACGGAACAGAACCTTTTCTGAAAGAAGCGGGCTTGTACTGCGTGGACAACAACGGAACCCCGGTTGACGCGTACAATCACAGCATGGACGAAACCCGCTATGCATACAACCATTTCGCCAAATCATATGGCGTTTGGGGGTGATACGGATGCAGTTTGTATCAAGAATCAGAGATTGGGGGCGAAAGCTTATGGACAGGGCAGGAAGCGCGACAGGCATCGCCCGCGAATACAAGACCGTTTTTGACCTGGGCAATGTCCCGGCGTTCGGTCAGTTTTACGATGTCGGCATTTTCATATGGAAACTGCTTTATCGGGGCTATTACAAGCCGTGGCACTTGGTGAACGCGCCGACAGTAGCCAACAGCAAGCACACCCGCGAACTGTACAGGCTCAATGCGCCGAAAGCTGTTTGCGCAGAGTTGGCGGGGCTTGTGTGGGGTGAGGAATGCGAGATTGCGGTCACGATGGACGGCAGGGACAGCGCAGAACCTGACCCCTTGGGCGAGTTTGTCGCCCATGTGCTAGAGTGCAACGCCTTCCGCGAAAAGATGCAGGAAGCCATCGAGCAAGGCTGTGCCTTGGGCGGTTCCGCTCTGAAAGTATGGCGGGAAGTCAAGCGCACAGAAGACGGCAAGGAACTGCCAGACACGCAGGAAATCCGAATCGGGTACAGCATGGCAGACCAGTTTGTGCCGATTTCGTGGGACAACGCACAGGTTAAGGAAGCTGTGTTTATCAGCCGTACTGCAAAAGGCGGTTGGTATTATACCCGGCTTGAGTGGCACACTTGGACAGGTGAGACGTACACCGTCAAAAACGAGTTGTTCCGTAGCGAAATGCAGAAGGGCGCGAACGGTGACAGTCAGGACATTCTAGGCATTCGTGTCCCGCTGTCCGAAATGTATCCGTTCTTGGAGGAAGAAACCGTCATCCCTGTCGGTGAAAGCCTTTTCTCCTATTGGCGTACACCGATAGCCAATAACCTTGATGACAATTCGCCCTTGGGTGTCAGCATTTACGGAAACGCGCTTGAGACGCTCCACGCATTGGATATCTGCTACGATTCCTTTGTCCGGGAGTTCCGCCTGGGCAAGAAGCGGATCATCGTTCCGGCGCGGGCTGTGCGGTCTGTGGTAGACCCTCAGACAGGCGCGATGTGCCGATATTTTGACGCGAACGATGAAACCTATGAAGCCCTTGCAAGTGATGATCCGGGCGACCTCAAAATCACGGACAACAGCGTGACCCTCCGGGTGCAGGAACACATTGACGCAATCAATGCATTCCTCAACATCCTCTGTCTGCAACTGGGCTTTTCTGCGGGAACCTTCACGTTCGACACCAGTCAGGGCATGATGACCGCCACCCAGGTGGTCAGTCAGAACAGCAAAACATACAAGACCATCCGCACGATGCAGAACCAGCTTCGCCCCGCGATTGAGCATCTTGTGCGGAACATCATTGATGTGGCTGCGCTGTATGACATGACTTGGAACGGTCAGAGCATCGCTAGCCTTGCGACGAACGGATATCATGTGAAAATCACGTTTGATGACGGTGTAACGCAGGACAGGCAGACAAACATCAATGAGGGCATTGCGTTGGTGGGCGCGGGCTTGATGTCCAAATTCACGTTCATGACAGACCCGAAATACGGGCAGGGGTTGACGGAAGAGGAAGCGACCGCCGAACTGGAACGAATCAGGCAGGAAGGAACCAGTAACGCGGTTGATGTGACAAAGCTGTTCGGCGGGATGGAGTGAGGTTAAATGCGCCCCGCATTCATCAACGATATGTCTTGGGCAATGTCTGAGGTGTACGCGGCTGTCACGGATAAACTGTTGATCAACCTTGCGCGGCACTTCCCGTATGTGCAAGACCGCGATGTCCACAAGTCCTTTGAGTATCAAGCCGCTATGTTGGCGAAAATGGGACAGGTCAACCAAGAGTCCGTCAACATCATCATGCAGAACCTTGGAAGCGCGGACGCGGCGTTGCGGGCTTGCCTCGAAAAGGCCATACAGGACGCGCTCAAGACGGAAGACCCCAAATTGCAGGAAGCGGCGAGGCGCGGGCTTCTGCAAGCCCCGGCACAGGTCGAAGTAGAACCCGGCATGATGCAAGCGTTCAAAAGTTATTACGCTCAGAGCGCGGACAAGCTGAATCTTGTAAACACGGTCATGCTTGAGTCAACACAGGCCGCGTATGCCGCGACTGTCAGCGACATCGGAGCAAGGATTGCTACCACGCAAAGCATCCTCAACACAGCCACAGGCGAGGTTGTCAGCGGCGTGACGGCTTACAATCAGGCTGTCCGGGACGCGGTCAAAAAGATGGTTGCCAACGGATTGACCGGGTTTGTAGACCACGCGGGGCATCGGTGGAGCCCGGAGGCCTATGTGGCGATGGACATCAAGACCACCATGATGAACACAGCCCGCGCCGCTGTGCTTGAACGCAATTCCGAGTACGGCAATGACCTGTATCAGGTGTCCAGTCACAACGGAGCGCGTCCCCTGTGCTATCCGTGGCAGGGTAAAATCCTTTCGACAAGCGGCAGAACAGGCACAATGGAGGATTTGGACGGAAACAAAATCACCATCCACGCGGAAAGCGAGGTCGAATCCTTCCGTTATGGCGGCGGATTGTTCGGCGTGAACTGCGGACATTATCCTTCGTGTTTCATTCCGGGGATGTCCACTTTGGAGGATGTGCCGCAAGACCCGGAGGACAATGAAAAGACTTACGCAGAAAGTCAGGAACAGCGGCGGTTGGAACGCAAGCTGAGAGCGGAAAAGCGTGACTTGGAGGTCATGAAGGCACAGGGAGCAAGCCCGGAAGCAATCCGCGCACAGAAAGAGAAGGTCAGACAGGCAAGCAAGGACATTGATGAATTCTGTGAGCAGACAGGGCGAACCCGCAAGCGCAACCGAGAGAGAACGCCTGTCAATGCGACATGGCCTGACAAAACCACATATGATCCTGCAACTTTCCCGACACAGGAGCGGGACAAGATTCTTGAAACCATTACAGGGAGGGGAAAACCATGAATTGCACTCACCCGGTTCTGTATGAGCGCAAAGACGGCTTGTATTGCGTTGTATGCCGCTCTGTGGTGGCTCCCGGCGGTGAGGTGGACAAGAACCACACCCCGGAAGAGAAGCCCGCAGAAGGCCCGAAAAAGGCCGTTAAACGCACACGCAAAAAGGCAACCGATGATTGAACCGCCGCGAGGCGGTTTTTTCATACAATCACGCCCGGCGGGGCGTTAAACACGCATCGGCCTATCACTCTAACAGGCCGCAAAAAGGAGGGTAACAATGGGTAACATCATGACCCGCGCCGCACTTGCTAAGATCATGTCGGACGAAAACCTCACCCCGGAACAGCGCACCGAACAGGTGATGTCGCTGTATGGGCGGGCGTTGGATGACGGCTATGTGAGCAAGAGCGCGGCGCAGACGGCACAGGAAACCGCTCTGAACAATGCCAAAGCTGAGTGGGAGAAGAACTTGGAAAAGCCGAACGTGAAGGAATCCGAGGAATACAAAGCCCTGCAAGGTCAGTTTGACGCATACAAAACCATGCAGAATGCAAGAACCTCCGATGACTTCAAGGGCGTAAAACCGAAGTTCTTTGAGACTGTCTACGGCATGGTTGACCACTCAGACGGAGCCAAAGCCGTCAAGGAACAGCTTGCGAGCATCCGCGAGAATTACGAAGAGTACTTCACGGCGGAACCGCAGAGCAAGCCGCAGTTTGGTAGCCCGGACAAGGGCAAAATGCCCACCGGGGATGAGGGCGCAGAAAACGCCTTCAGCAAGGCTTGGGGCTTTGTCCCCACGAAGTAAGAAAGGAGCATCACTATGGCTTTCAGTCAGTCCCCTGTGAACTATGCCGCTGAATACAGCCGCGCACTTGCGAACGCTTATCCCTATCTGTCCTATTTCGGGGAGATTTGGGCGTCTCAGAATTCCAGCCTGTATAAGCCGGGTATGGGCAAGACTATGTACATCCCTACCCTTGAGGTGAAGGGTGCTTCCGCTGTTGACCGTGACAACATGAATGGCGCGTTTGCCCGCAACTGGAACAACAGCCTCCAGCCTGTGACCCTCGACATGGATCGTGAGTGGTCTACGCTCGTTGACCCGATGGACATTGATGAAACCAACGAGGTTGCCACGATTGCGAACATCACCCGCACTTTCACGGAACTTCAGAAAGTGCCTGAAATGGACGCTTACCTTGCCGCAAAGCTGTACAGCTTCACCACCCCGGACACCACCACGCTGACCGCCGCGAACATTCTGACCACTTGGGACGGCTATCTTGAAGCCCTGACCAATGCCCGCGTCAATCGCGACCGCGTGACCGCGTACATGACCCCCGCCACCTACAAGCTCCTCAAGGAAGCGGCTGGCATTACTCGCTTTGTGGACGCGGGAACTGGTATCCGTGGTGTTGACCGCAATGTGGCGCGTCTTGACGGCGTGAACATCAAGGAAGTCCCCAGCGACATCATGAAGTCCTCTTTCGTGTTCACCGAGGGTTGGGTTCCCGCGACTGGTGCGAAGCAGGTCAACATGATCCTTGTTGATCCGCTTGCCATTGCCGCCCCGATCAAGTACGAGACCGCCATGATGGGCGCGCCGACTGCTCAGAGCAAGGGCAAGTACCTCTATTATGAACGGTACTACTATGGCGCGTTCAAACTGAACGCCAGGAACGGCGGCATCATCGTTAACGCCGACGCGTAAGGGGTGACACAATGAGCGCGGTTGTAGATTGGGCGTTTTACGCAGAAACCTACATGGGAAGCGAGGCAGATCAAGCCTCCTTCCCCGCGCTTAGCGCCCGCGCTTGTGACGTTGTGGGTGCTATGACGCGTTGGGTTGACCCTGACACGCTGACCGGGAACGTGCTGACGCTGTACAAAAAAGCCGTGTGCGCTCAGATTGACTATTTCGCGGTCAATGGGCTTGACAGCACGGCGGGAGGCTCTGACAAGGGCTTTACTGTCGGCAAGGTCAGCATACAGTCAGGGGCAAGGCAGGAAGCATCTGGCGCGATGTCCGCGCATGTTTCGCCGCTTGTGACCATGTACCTTGAGCAGACCGGGCTGACGAATCCACAGGTTGACACCATGCGCGAACCCTACGCGATTGGGTGGTGGTGCTGATGCTGAAGCCGATTCCGTCCCGTATCCTCAGGTCAACAGCAGAAGTGAAGGTTTGCACCGGGACAGACTTGTACCAGAACCAAACTTATGACACCTACACCGTGAACCGGGTACACCTTCAGCCGACCGAAAAGATTGTCAAAACAAAGAGCAACACCGACCAACAGTTGGCGGGTATCCTCTTTGTGGATGTACGGCACTCCTCTCCCGCGTTGAACTGGGCTGAACTGCTTAAGACAGCGCATGACAATGGTGGGGATATGCGGGTGACTGTGCGCGGGGTGACCTATACGGTGCTTGAGTGTGACGGCTTGCGGGATGACACCGACCGCCTCCACCATTGGGAAATCGGGGTGATTTGATGGACGTTCATGTGAACATCAACCCCGGCGCGATTGGCGATAAGATCGAAAAGGCGTGGAAGAAGGCTCTTCCAAAGGTTGTGGATGAGATTCTCAAAGATGTGAGTCCGTATGTCAAGAAGGATCATGGAGCCTTGCAAGCGAGCGGGTTTGACCATTCTGTCCCAAGGGAGGGAAAACTCGTTTGGGAAACGCCTTATGCAAGGCGGCAGTATTGGGAAATCCAAACGGCTGTCAAGGGCGAAAACCCAAAGGCCACATGGCGGTGGTTTGAAGTGGCGAAAGCAGAACGGATGAGCATTTGGGAACGGAAGATTGACAGGGCGGTGAAAAACGAACTATGAGCGCGGTAAACGCACAGAATGAAGTCCTCGAGGAGGTCATTCGCATGATGAATGAAACCGGGGCTTTTGCGCGAGTGACACGCGGCGCGTTGCCGACCGGGTACGGCATCACCTGTGAGATTGCACCCTCCCGCGTTTCCAACGCCTTTTTGGACAAGGAAACGGTCATCCCGCTTGATGTGACCTTGAACGGCAAACACGCGGACTTGCGGATTGTCACGGAGGCCATGAACAAAATTCACCTGTGGCTGACCCGGCGGCGGGTGTACCCGCAGGGTATCGGGTGGCAGATCGTGGATATCCGCAACGGCATGATGCCCGAAGTGATCGGGCGCGAACAAAACAACGAGTGGCTGTTGGCTTCCTCGTTGATTGTACTCTACTACTGGAAAGGGGAGTAACACATGAATCCTGTATGGGCAAATGAACTCTATATTGGCACGGAGTACACCCCCGGAAGCGGGGGCGCAGATGGCACTTGGACTTATGCCAAGCTGTGCAAGGGCATTGAGTCTATGGAACTGTCCACGAATGAACAGAACCAGCAGTTTTTCTTCCTCTGCGGCGAGGGTTTTGCCGCGAATGAGACCACGGGCGCGGCTCCGCAGTTGACCTGTTCCGGGCGGCGTATCGTGGGCGATGCCGCGCAGGACTACATTGCAAGCAAGCAGTTTGCGCTTGGAACCGACCGCAAAACCAGCATCAAGGTGATTGCCGAGGGTAAGCAGATCATTTGTGACGCGACCATCGGTGACCTGTCCACGTTTGGCGGTCAGACGCTGGACATTAACCAGTTTAATTGCACTCTGTATTTTAACGGCAAGCCCACCGTGTCGGACGCGACCTAATGTCACATGGGGCGGGGATGTTCCCCGCCCCTTCATCTGCTTTTTAGGGAGGGAGAAAAACAGATGTTCAAGTTTTTCAGAAAGCGCAAATACAATCTTACACTCAACCGGGTGCATGACAGCGTGACCATCAAAGAGGGGACGGACACGCTTGATTTGCGTGTTGAGGGTGACCCTGACAGGATCATTGCAGGGCTGACTACGGCGAACAAGGCGCTCCGGGCAATCAATGACAACAGCACGGAAGAAGAAACCCGGAACGCGGCGCGAATGCTTGCGGCTTGCATTTTTGGCGATGAACAGGCTGACAAACTGCTTGCTTTTTACCATGATGACCCCGGCTGTGTGATCCGGGCTTGTTCCATGTACTTCAGCAAGCGGCTTTCACATCTCATCACGGACGCGCAGAAGAAGCGGCGGGAAGCGGATGAGCGCGAATGAAATTGCAAGACCGTCTCCCGGATTCGGTGCGAATCGGGAGAAAGCGGTACAAGGCGGACTTTGATTTTCGGAATGTCCTGCGGATGATGGATATACTGGGCAACAATAATCTCACAGAGGAAGCGCGGGAATGGTTGGCGGTCAGGTGCATCATGCGGAAGCCTGTGAAAGGTGCGCTTGATGTGATTCGCAAAATGCTCTTCGGTGCTGACAAGGAAGAGGATCAGGAAGATGATGACGGAACCCGGTTGACCAGTTTTGATCAGGATGCCGCCTTGATCAGGGCGGCGTTTTGGCAGACATACCGCATTGATCTATACAAAGATAAACTCCATTGGATGGCGTTTATAGACCTCCTGCGCGGCCTCCCGGAAGGAACGCGGTATATGGAGGTTGTGGGAATCCGGGCTAAACCGATGCCCGCACCAACGAAATACAACATGGAAGAACGCCAATGGCTACAGAAGGCGAAAGCGCGTTATGCCGTCAAACAGACGGAAGAAGAGACGGCGCGGAACTATGGCAAAGGCGTTCAAAGGGTTTTCGCGGGCTTAATGGGCATGATTAAGGGGTGAGCGCATGGCAGACGGACAGGTTGTCATTGAGATTACAGCCGATAACAGGCAAGCTGTACAGGCCGCACAGGACACATCAAACAGCATCACAAATTCGTTTGGCGGGATGTTCAAAGCCCTTTCGCTGACAGCGGCGGCGGCAACTGTCGGGAAAACCCTGCTTGAGTGGGGCAAGGCCGCTGTGGAGGCCGCTTCCGACTTGCAGGAAGTGCAGAACGTGGTTGATGTTACGTTTGGATCTTCTGCGGGTGAGATTGACAGTTGGGCAAAGAATGCGCGTGACCAATTTGGTTTGACCGAAACACAAGCCAAAAAATTCGCAAGCACCTTGGGTGCTACGATGAAATCAAGCGGCATCACAGGCAATGAAATTGTCAAGATGTCGGAAGACCTGTCCGGGCTTGCCGCTGACATGGCATCGTTTTATAACCTTGATTTTGAGACCGCCTTTCAAAAGATTCGTTCTGGCATTTCGGGCGAAACGGAGCCGCTCAAACAGCTTGGTATCAATATGTCTGTTGCGAATCTTGAGGCTTACGCCCTGACGCAGGGCATCACCAAGGCATTCGACCAGATGAGTCAGGCGGAGCAGACGCAACTGCGCTACCAGTATCTCATGCAAGCGACAGCGGACGCGCAAGGCGATTTTGCACGAACCACAGACGGCTATGCAAACAGTATGCGCACGCTGGAAACCGCGATTAACACAATCAAGACCAAACTGGGCACGCCGTTTTTGGATGCTGTTGCGGGCGCAACCAGCGTGGTATCGAAGTTCATCAGTCAGATTTTCCCTGATGAAAAGCCAAACACGAAAACCGTGTTTGACGATTTCGATGGCATCGATCAAGAGACACGGGCAAAGCTGGCCGAGACGGAGTCCGCCTATCGTACTGTGATTGCCGCTCTGGACGAACTTGACAAGTTGCAAAGCACCGGCCTGCTGTCCAGCACGACCAACGGCATCAATGACAAGGTCAACGTTTTGGACACCACCACGCGGGAGAACTGGGAGAAGTTCGCGGACGCCCTGGGCAAGGTTGGCCTGCTGAAGGAGGCCGATGTTGCGCGGGTGAAGGAATTGGCCGGTGCCCTGACTGGTGAGGATGTCACGACCAGCAAGGCGCAGGCATGGCAAACCATGCTTGATGCGATGGGCAATAACGCGGAGACCATCGGCAAGATGCGTGGCACGAACGCAGAAGAGGCCGCCGATTGGTTGGGCCGCATTGCCACCTCCGCCAACACCCTTGATGCCGCCGATACCAATGGTTGGGATAAACTGTTCAAGATTTTCGTTGAAGGCTTGCCCGGTCTGGAAAACACGGAGGAAGGCAAGGCATTCTTTGACGCTATCAAAGGTAACGCCGACAAAGCCGCCGATGGCGCGAACGCCGTGACTGGCAGTACAAACAAAATGGGTGACGCGGCTTCTGCCGCGGCGGCAAAGCAGAGTGAATTGCTCAAGATCATTATGGAGCAATCCAAATATTTCCCAGGCTTGAACGACCTGATTGATGCCAACACCGGCGAGATCAAGGGCGGAACGCAAGCCGTGCGAGAGTACATGCGCGAGTGGAAACAAATCCGTGACAATGACATTACCCTGCAAGGATTGCGCCGGAAGTACACCGCCTTGGAGGAAAGCAAGCAAGAAGTCGAGGAGTTGGGCGCGAGTCAAAGGTATACTCCGGCAAACATGGAAGCCCAGGGCATCATCAGAATTTTGCCCGGTGAAACCTACGAGGAGCGAGAGGCCGCATATAAAAAGATCATCGAGTCGGCGCAAAAATACGGCCGGTATGCGGCCGGACGAGGCTTGAATCGTAACGACACAGAGGCGGCAATGGGTATCTCCTCGCTGTATCGCTATTGGGGTGAGTCATCTCCATTTGGCTATAGCGAAGAGGATTTGCGCTATGCTCGCATGGCTGTATTCAGTTATGATCATCCAGAGTTACAAAAGGAGTATCGCGATGCCGCAATGGCCGCCTATGATCTTGCCGTGAAAACGGACGCTGTCGAGATGGCGACACAATCGTTAGAAAAAGAGGCGGAAGCCGCAGGTCGCACGATGGA